TCAAGTCAGTAGGCTGCAAGTTTCCAATGTCGGACGTGATTACCAGGTTAAAGCCAGCCGCTAAAGCTCCAGCTACCAAGGTAATGCTGCCGCCAGGGGTTGCGTTTTGATCGGTATTAAGTGTGACGGTATAGTTGGTCGTCAACGTCAAAATTGTTTCGACATTGGTTGCAACCGTCAGGCGTACGACCTCAACGTCCGCAGCCGCAAACACTTTAAAATAAAACGGAAATACCGTGGTAGTGCCGTTACCTATGTATGGCCCTGCCTTGCGGTTTGTTGAACTAATCGTCATGGACGGACTCCTGGGAGATTTTGTTTACGTTATGGCTTTCATGTGGGGATACGGGCACCTATTTCTTCTTGAACCCCAACACAATTGCCGCTGGATTTTCAGTTTCCCCCTCTGCCAAAGCGTTAATACCAGTGATGGTTCTATTCGCTTGTGCAGAAGGCAATCCTGTAATGTCGCCAAGTAAGTTGATAGCGGCTTTTCTAAACGCGTCATCAAACTCAAACTGGCCTGCTTGTTTTAAAAACTTGTAGCTATCGGAAATTAATCGTAATCCGGCTGGCCCGCTGTAGTCTCGAGCGCCACCCTCGGCACCAGTGACTACTTTTGCAGCCTCGCCAAATTCACGCAGCACAACCATTGTGCCCATCAGGTACGACAACTGCTCGGCCGCCAGGTCTTTTGCAATCTTTTCCCAATCCCAATCGTCGTCGTCTTTGCTTGGTGTAACCGCAGCCTTTAAAGCGTAGGTCAAAACAACCGGCACTACAAACAACATAAGGTAGTCGGCAGCCAACTTGCCCTTGCTCTTGGCTGTCATACCCTTCATTGCGGCCAAGTTAAAAGCCGTATTCATAAAGCTGTAGTACACCGTAAACAATTTTAGTCCAGGGCCGCCGCGCTCAATAGCCGACAAGTCCTTGACCATGCCGCCACCCTGCGAGTCAATCACAGCCTGGTCAGCTAGGGCAATTGAAGTCTCTTCGTCGTTACCTTGGCCAATGCCTTTTTCATAAGCGCCGTACCAAGTTGGCACGTCTACCAGGCGTTGCATTCTCATCATCATGTAGTAAGCGCCAAGCTTAACTGCACGCATTGTCTGCGACTCATCCTGAACCATGTTGCGAAGTTCGTTAAGCTCACGGAATTGTGTGCGCGAACGATTGGCCATGAAGCTAGACTTTTCGTTAACTTCTTTGAAGGCTGCGCGTGGGTTTGCAATTGTCTTGCTGATTCCGCGGCCAATGTATCTTGCCCCAACTCGGACAATAGATTGGTTAAAACCGGTTATTTGCTGCAATGCACTCATGACGTTAAAGCCTAGGCCGGCAGCACTGATGCCTTGACGTAAGCGGCCCAGGGCCATCTCGCCTGCATTCTGTGCCATCTGCTCACCAACTGCAACGTCGTTCACCCAGGTTTTGAGTTGCTCTTTAAATTCTGGGCCGTACTGGCTGCGGATTGCCTCATCAATTGATTGTGAGCGCAGCAGCTTGTTGGCATCAATAAGCCACTCATGCCAGGACAGATCATGGATCACGTCATTGATACCAGAGTACATGCCAGCCATTGTGTAAAGCAATGGGCGGCCTTTGACTTCTTCAACCCGGCCCTTGGTAAAGCTGCGTTTTGTGGTGGCGCTTGTGTACGCACCTTGCAGCATACGTTTTGCGTCTTCTGCATCAGCGTTTGTTTCCGCACGCTGGCTTGCAACTGGGTCGTACTTAATTGGGTAGTAGCCGCCGCGCAGAGTGACGTCTGTGCCATCAGCAGATTTGATTGTGATTGAACGTGGCTCGATCCATTTAGGCTCTTTGCCGTAAAGCTTGCGCTCTTTCTCTGCAATCATTGGGCGATACGTTTCAAAGTAATCCCAGATCTTTTGAACGGATTGCAATTCTTTCTCTGTCAAAGATTCAAGGATAGGCATCACCTGGCTCATAGACCAGCCTTCGCCGCCCAGCAATCGCTGTGTGTTGCCTTCGTTACCGACGTTCAACGCAATAGCAATTTGCGACTCTTTGTTAAAGCTGCGCCCAACGCTTGCAAAGAATTTGCCATTCCCACCCATCTTGCCGGTAGCAAAAATAGGAGCCATGATTTTTGTCAAAGATTCAGTAGCCTTGGCGCGCATCTCCGTTTCCATGTCGCCACGGTTGTTTGCTGTGCGGATGAAATATTCCCACATCTTGCCGCCGTCTTTGCCGCCATCCATGATTCGAGCAATGGTTGCCGCTTTGATGTGCGATGCCCAGAAGCGTTTTAAAGTTTGAGCGTAACGACCAAGGTCGGTTGTTGGCGTGCGTGCCGTGGCCACCCGGCCGTTGGCGTTCTCATTGATGCCCTCAACGATCTCTTCCTTGGCCTGCTTGTAAGCAACTTCTTTTGCCGAAGTAAGCATGTTCTGCTCGGTGCGGCCCATGTGTTCAATTTGTTGGATGGTGCTTACCAGGTCGCGGAACTCCGACACAGTCATATTTCTATATGACTTGCGGTTTGCCTCGGCTTCCATCTCTGGTGAGATTTCTGGCTCATACCCGGCAGCGCGCTGGTTTTCAATCCACTTGGCCAGGGTTGTACGTTTATCCACTTCCCTCAAGCTAATTGGACGAAGCTCAAAACGCTCAAGCAACTGATCAATCTGTTCGCTGTAGTCCGCGCCCACGCGCTTGCGTGATGCATCGCTTTGAACTTTGCGGAAATATTTAAGACCCTTGTCAATCTCTTGGCTGGCCTTGGTTGCCTCGGAGGTCAATTGGTTATTGAGCAGGCGGTTCTGTAAAGCCTGGGTTACGGCATCCGCATCCCCTGCTTTCATGGCTTTTTCTGCCTGACGCGTTGAGCGGGTTTCTGCCGCGCTGTATTCGCTTGCCTTGGTATCGCGTACCAACTTGTTGCCAATGATGTTACGGGCCGCCTGGCGGGCCGCTGCAAGCATGATGCGAACCGGTTGTGTTGCCTTGGCTGCATGACGCAGTTCAGCCGTCACAAAGCGGGCACGGGCCTCGTTGTGCAATGCACGTTCAACAGCAAGCTCACGCGACTTGGCGTCATACATGTCTCCGTATTCTTCCAGCATGCGCTGATCGGTACGGGTGTCGATGGCTTCTTTAAGTGACGGAGCATCAACTAGGGAACGGACAAGCTGATCTCCAGAGGTAAAGCCAAACATATCAGCAGCCAGGTCTGGGTTTAAACCTTCGGCCGCCAGCATTCCATATTGGCCAAAGCCCAGCTTCTTAATGTCGGGTGACGATTGCAGGCCAGTACCGCTTTCGGGATAGAGAGCCTTAACGTCATCCAATTTAAGCTTGTTGCCGGCAGATACTTTTACTTCTTCGCCGTCTGGCATTGTCATTTCGCCGTACTTCAACCAGCGCAGCGCCTTAAATACTGGCTCTGTTTCAATGTCTTTGGCCACTTGATCCCGCACTTCTTTGCGAGTCTCGGCGGTTTCTTTTTGCATCTCTTTAAACATCTTGCTCTTGGCGTTTGATAGCCAACGCATTTGACGTAAGGATGCCGCGGTCAGGTCAGACACAGATTGGTCTTTGGCTTCTTTGGACATTGCCTGGTAAGCCGCCCATGTTGCGTCGTCCATTCCAGACTGCGCTTGTGTTAGGTAAATAGGCACCATCCCACGAACCGTTTGTGCCTGCTCAATTTCTTCTTCGCTGGCAAGCATTCGATCCATAACTTGCTTGACCTCGCCGGTCATGATTGGCAAGTCTTCGCCGTATTCTTCTTTGTAGATTACGTTTAATTCTTCGCGGATTGATTTGTAGACACGACGCAACCAGGCAGCAAACTGGTCAAACATAGTCTGCATCTTGACGCTTGGTGCGGTGCCGGTAGAGATGTAGATCTCGCTGTTGTAAGCAAAAGCCTCATGCACTTTACGCATGCCTTCGTTCATCTTGCCGGTATCTTGGAACTCCTGGTTCCATGCAGCCCACTCTTCAGGAGTAGCGCCAGCCCACTCAAGCACTGTATTTAAGTCATCAACAAACGACTGTGGCGCGTTTGGCATTGCTGCCAACTGCGTGATCATGTCCAGGTAAAAGTGCGTTGTTTCGTGGATAAACGTCGAATAGTCTGACTCTTTGGTCAGGATCGTCGTCAAACTCTTTGGATCAAAACCACCGCGTGATGGCTGATTTAGGATTGCTTTGTATTCGCCAACAAGAACAGGAATAGCGCCGCCGGGTTGGCCGACGTCTATTCTGTAGTCTTGTCTTCCGTTGGGGAATTCGTCATCGACGTTGAGTCTGTCGGGGTTAACCCTGACTGTGACAACTGTGTCACCATATCCAATATCTGCTTCACGCCTTGTTGTGAGGTAGACGCTTGGTTCCCCTGCTGAAACAAGTTGGCTACTGCGCTTAATTGCTCCGGCAGCGTCGGCGCTGGTGTGGTGGTAGAGGGTGACGGTTCCGTCTGGATTAAGGTCAAGTCCTGTTCGTTGGTCGGTTGTTGGGATTCCTCGCTGGGCAAGGAGTTCACCGCTAGGCTGTACCTCTGCTCCCGCCTGCTGCTCTGATTCTCTAGCCCAACGATTTGCTCCTTCAACCCCTTCACGAACGGATTGTCCGCTCCATGCTGCGGCTCCAGCCTTGCTACGGCCGCCTGTAGTAGTTCGACTTGTGATGGCATCAATTTTCTCCTGATATTGGTTCTTAAACGCCACTTCTGTTTCGTACCAGAACTGACCAGCAAATGACACGCCCTCGACTTGGCCCGCCACGGAGGCAGCCAAATCTTGCATAGCAATCGCTTGTTCTTCCATTTTCGTTGATATTTCCTCAACAGTCAAGTCCGACCAGTTAAAGTCGTCCATGCCATATCGAGCATTCATTTCTGGAACATATTGCAGGCGCACGCCCACAGCGTCTGGCATAGCACCAGCCATTGCTCCTGGACTACGTTTGCCGTCCACAATCACGGTGTAGAACTGCACGCCCTTGGCGGCCAGGTCGTCTAGGATTGGTTGCAGCTTGTCAATTGAACCGGCTTCCCGGAAGTACACCTCGACGCCTGGGCGATGACGCTGGTAGTCAACTTGCTCGTCCTCGCGTAAGACTCGAGACAGGAAGGTGCTGTCCTGGTTGGCGTCGCGCGCGGCCTCGAGCATCTTGCGCCACATTGGCAAAGGATTAAACCCTTCACGCACAACCACTTCCAGGTCAAGACTGCGCTCTGGATTGCCATAACGGCCTTCGGTTGACAGTGCTTTGCTGCCAAGCACGGTGGCCCCGTCGTCGTCCTGGTAGATCGATGTCTTAATATCTTCGCCCAGGCGGGCCATATCGGCGTCTGTAGGCACGAAGTCGATGCCTTGAGTACCAACGTCTTGCTGAATAGATATACCGCCTGTGTAGCGATCTACGGTGCGTGCCAGGGCATTGATCTGGTCAGCAGCCGCGGCCTTTTGTTCCGGCGTGGATTTGCTCGAGTCCATAATCTTGCGTAGCTTTGTAAGCTCTACAAGATCGCGTTGGCCAGTTAGGTCAGCCTCATACTCAAATGAGCCACCTTCACCGGCTGCGCTTGTCCAATTGTTTTTTGTCCAGACTTCTTTTTCCAGGAACCAAACCACGGCCTGCAAGTCATCATCATTCATGTTGGCCAAGCGATCCTCGGCCTGCATCTGTGTGTCTGCGCGAATATTCTTAACCGCTTCGGTAAAGACATCCTGGCCAAAACCAAACTGCAAAGTGGTTTCGCCGCTTGATAGCATGTTGCCGGTTACGCCGCTTTCAGCCATCGATGGGATACGAATGCCACCAGACAGGCGTTGCAGCAAACGAGCCGCCCATACGTCAATGGTTGCGCGCTCACGGAAACCAATTAGGTTGCCGGAGAAGTTAAGGGCTTTCGGTGCGGTGCCGCCAATAGCCAGGTCAGCATTAGGATCTTTGACGACGCGCCATAGACCAAGCAAAGCACGCAATGCGTTACGACCGTTAAAGCCATACTTCTTGCCGCTTTCTTTTGTAGGCAGCAAGTCATCAGAAATTTCACGCAGCTTTGTTACGGCGTTTAAGCGCTTGTAGTATTCGGTGTTGTTTAAGTCTTCAGAAAGCTTTTGGTATTCAGGAAGCAGCTTAATTTCTTTTAATGTCAGACCGGTTTTTCTTTGTGTTTTTACAAAAGCAGCAAGACCAACTTCATCTGTGATGTTTGCTTTTGATCTTCCGGCTTCTATTTGCTGGCCAAACCATGCGCCAAACTCTGCCTCACCTTGTTCTACCTTGCTTGCCCACTCAACCCATTTTGGCATCAATGTATCAAAGTCACCCTTGGTAGCGCGGCGCAATACATCAACTGCATTTTTCCAGTTTTCGCGCACGGGCGTGTTGGGTGATGTAGCTCCCAGCAAGTCAGCAAACACGTCACCCAGGCCACCAAACTCTTGGCGTAGGCGTGAGCGCATTTCTTTGTACCAGCCAGCCTGGCGAATAATATTCTGTGCAGCCTTGTCTCCAGCTTGGGCGCGGTTAAACACTCCCAGGACTTCGTCATGAATGCGTCGGCCTATAGCCTTAACCTTCTTGTTGTATTCTGGCGTGCCCTTCTGCATGATCTTGTCGTTTGCGCCGTTGGCAAACGTGTATGGCACAACCTGATATTGCAATTCGTATTTAGCTGGCTTACCGTTTTTGCTGGCTTCAATCTTGACGCCGGTCAACTCAAGTGGTGCCCATCCATCCTTTGGCGGGTTAGACAGCTTGTTGTTTTTGACCAGCTTCAAGATCTCATCTGATTTGATACCGAGCTTCTTGGCCGCTGCATCAATAATTGCTTTTTCAGCGTCGCTAATTCTGGCGATCTTGCCGGTAGTGCGCTCACCACGCTCGGCCATTAGGACGTGTTGCGTTACATCGCTTTTGGCTTTCTTTTTCTGCGCCAGCAAATCATTTTCTTTTGACCACAAGCCACTGTTAAATTTTGACTTAACCGCAGCAGGGTCAAACACCACAATCTCTTTTACTTCATCTGTTGGCTGAAAGATCACACCGTCATAGCCTTGAGCTTGTAAGTCAGCGCTAAATGCATCAGAAGCCGGGCGACCGCCTGCGCGTACGCGTGCCTTGTCTTCCGCTGTAGCGTAGTAAGGGTTTTCTAGGCGCGCATAAAGCGGCATGACGTTTTGACCTTTTGGGCCAAGTGAGCGGGCCTTTTGATCCGCATACAAATTGGCCATGTCTGCTTTGTCGGTCAGGTACACACCAGTACCAAGCCAACCACTATCTTTGCGGTTAGGGTGGTTAACGTCAAACTTGGTGACGTTATCTGCTGTTCCGTGATACAGCAGCACTGGTGCGCCCTGATCGTCTTTAAATACCGAGTTGCCATAAAAAGATTTAAAGGCTTCTGTATCCAAATTAACTTGGCCATCCTGGCTAAACAATTGCACCTCTGGCCCAGGCATGTTGGACGTAATCTTGTAAGGGATCATGTCGTACAACTCTGATGGAGTGATCCCCATTGCCGCAGCCTTGGTCACATAGATGTCGCGAACATAAGTTGCAAAGTTCTTTGATGCTGCCGCGGTGTACACCCCGGTAGATTTCAATTGGTCGAACATGTTTGTTTCGACTTCTTTTGCAGACTTAATAAAAATATCGTTGGTCTTTTCTTTCTCAAGAGCTTGGTTCATTGAGGCTTGTAGCTCTTCAGATTTCCTTTCAATAAACTCTCTTGCCTCACGGCGAGTCATTGTTTCGCCTTCAACGCGAAGGTCATCAATAATTCTTCCACTGACTTCTGATGGCGCAATTGTTGCCATGTATTCATCAATAGGAATTTGCACCTCGCCATTGGTGGCCAGCGCGCCCTCTACTTGTGAAGCTACAACGCTGGACAGCTTTGACAGATCGGCAGCGTTACCGGATTGGCGCAATGCGTCTGCACTGATGTACACATTTTGTACCGGGCCATCTTCACTGACCTGGTCAATAAATTGTTTGAACGTGTCAACATCCCGAGTGCGAGTCCTATTTGCTTTAGATAGGTCGTTCATCTCCTGGACAACATTGGCCACGGCCTCGGCGCGCTTGGCGTCGTGCATTGTGCTTTTGTAGTTGCCAGGCACTTCAATCAACGCAGTTGGCAATTCAGCTACAGCTTCAAGCAAGATGTCGCCTGGCTTAAATTCACCGGTTACTCCTTGAGCAACTGCTTCGCCTGTGGCACCGCCTACCATCTGTAGAGCGCCTTCGCCAGCAACTCGAGCAGCAATGCTGCCAACCGCGGGTTTTGCGCCAGATAGTAGTTTTCCAGCAAGGCCCGCTGTCAACGCATCAAAGAAAGCAATAGGGATACCGCGCTTTGTCGCTTTATCGCGTGCGCCTTCCATTAACTTATCGTCAGTGATTATTTTATAAATTGCACCGGGGTCTTTCATGTCAGCGCCAGTTGATGACATTACCTCATCAAGCGTTGCCCCGTATTCGATAAGGTAGCTTCCAACAGCAGTTGTGCCTGCACGGCGCAATGCTTGCTGTGTAAAAAATGGAATGACGGTAGATGGGCCTGTTGGGCCAGCAACTGTTGCAGCCGCAGCAACGGCCAGCACTGGAGCAAACGTACCAGCCGACTGCATGGTGATTTCACCAACAGCGCGTGGGTTTCTACGGATAGCAGTAAAAGCTTCGCCAAATGTTTTGGCATTACTGATTTGCGCTAGTTCATCTTGAATGTCTATTGGCGTTTGAAATTGCTGCTCACGTCTTTTTAATTCGGCCATGCGAACCGAGTATTCAATCTTTGGATCGTATGACACACCGCCGGCAGCAGCAGCGTCTGCTTTCTTTTGTTCAAGACCTTTAAAAATACCGGTGTCTTGAATTGTCTGCGCCCAAATAGATTCAAACTGACGATAGCCGCGAGTAAATGGATCTGTAAAAGCTTCAGTCCAGGTACGCTCAATAGGCTTAATGGTGCCGTACTTGGCCTCCATGTCCTTTAAATTGTTGATGTCATCACCAACAGTTTTTGCGTTGTTTGGGCTTAACAAAAAGTTAGATGTCCGTGGTGACGTTTCTAACATCGTGTTTGCATTTACATCACGAAGTAATTTTGCCTGGTTGGCTATGTCCTTGTATTCAGGAACAACATCGACAGAAATTTGTGCAGCTTTTGATAGCTTGACCATATTGGCAAACTCATCAGGATTAGTGTTGGCGGCTTCGCCAAGCACCGACTCAAGACGGTTTTGCTTTTGGACTTTCTGCTGAAGGCCATTCAGATAATCTTCGTATGAACTCATTTTTTAATCGCTTGTTTTGCCAAGTAGCCGTTTAGGATGGTGTCGTTATTTACAGGCAGCCCGCGTTTTTGAAGGTCAAAAATAATCTCTGCACGGGTGTCTTCAGGCACAATAATCTTGTCTCTGTTTTCAACTTGATACAGGCGCTTGTCACCGGTCGTTTCTCCTTTGCCTATCCACGTCATAGGATTAAAAGGATTGGTGTAGATCATGTTAACTTTGACCGGTTTAAGAATCTTGGTTAACAGTGCATTCTTTTCGTCCATAGAAAGCTGGCGCTTCTTGGCAATCTGTTCCTGGTTAATCTCTTGCTCAAATTGAGCGTTCAAGCGAATGCGTTCTTTTTCGTCGCTGCTGTCTTTTTTAGGATTTATCAAATCATTTAGCCCAGCATTCAGCAATTGATTTTTCATCTGCTCCTGGTCAATACTTGCTGCCAGGATCTTTGCACTACCATCAGCGCCTGAACCCTTTGCCACAAATCCGCGGTAATCTGATTCAGAGAGTAAGCCGCGGAACTTTTCAATCTTGCCTGGTGCCCAAAGGTCTGGGTTCTGTTGAAGGTTAAGCAGCGTATTGCTGTCGCTGTTCTTTGGCCTGTTCATGATGCGCGCTTTGTCTTCTTGCTTGAGATCAGCCCACAACTGTGGTGGCACGTTTACCCAGGCACCTTCAGAAGCAAACGCAATGTCTGACGCCTTCAATACTTTTTGTTGGTAGTCTTGCGCTGTTACGGCTTCTTTTTCTTGCCAGTTTGATTTAATCCGTTGACGCGTCATCTCGCGATCTTCCATATCTGGAATGCTGTCAGTGCGCGCAAGCATGTTAGACAGCGATTGCGACTTGCCTTGAGCGGACGCCACAAAATCATCAACTCGGTTAAGCCAGCCTTGCCTATACTGACCGTACTTATCTGGGTTCTTATCAGCAAGCTTTGTGTATTCTGCTTTGCGTAACTCTGCAAATTTAGCTATGTCGCCACCAGATTCTTTAAGAAGCCTTTGAGCCATTGGCACACCCTGGTTTACAGCGGTATCAAAAGCCATTGCACGAATGCTAGGATCTAAATTATCAGCACCAATCTTGTCCCAATAGTTCTTGCGATAGATGTCTCGAGCTTGATCAAGCGAAAGGTTTTTGACTTGATTTGGAGAAAGATTGTTTGCCTTGCCATTGATGCCGTACTTGGTTGGGCCTTTGCCTGCGTCGTTTTCAACGTAGCCGCCTTCATGTTTGTTGATCACATAATCGATAACCGTTGCTGGATCGATTGCATCAATAGCTTGTCCAGACTTAAAAATACCATCACCAAGAGCAACGGCATTTTGTTTTCTGTAGCCCTGGTCAATTTGCTTGCTCAACGTCTGGTATGTTTTGGCGTCCATTTGGCCATCTTTAAACGCTGTGTCTACAAGACTTTTGGCATCAGTAAATTTATTGTTCAGCATCAAGTCATTGGTGACGCCAATATGAACTGATTGATACGCACCCATAACCATAGCTTTGCGTTGCGCGCTATCGGCTGGGACCTGCATTAAATCAGCGCGATCTCTGGCCTCTTGTACGGCAGTCTCTGTGTAACTCTTGCGCCCTTGTGGGTCAGATATGGCCAGGTCAATGTACTGACTTTGACGGGCTTCTGATTCGCCGGCAGCATACACACGGATCTGACGCACTGCGTGTGCGTCCATTTGAGTTGAAAAATTAATCTCATGCTTGGCCGCTACTGCGGAGAACATTCTTTTTTGTACGTTGTTGGTCAGCGCTACTTCAGCGTCAGCCCGAAGTTTGGCCAGCGCTTCTTGTGTTGGCACATATCCGTCTTTGGCTTTAATTCCAATTGAATTCAAGTAGCCAGAGTCCTTGTCAAACAGAACCTTTTGCGCTTTGGACGTGTACCAGGAGTCGGCCGCCTTGGTGTTAGCGTCATCAATCTGATCCTGAAGCATCTCTCCGATTCTTGACGCGGCACTACCAGCGGCTTGAACAGCAGCCCCTTGCTTGGCCATTTGCTCTGGAGCAAAGTTCTTCATTGACTCCACACCTGGAGCGGCAAACGGTTGTGGATTTACAACTTCTGGCGCTACTGATGGGGAATCAATAATGGGTACGGTTGGCATGGTTTATTCCTTAATAGCCTATTTGGCGCGCAAGCAATCGATCCATCATTTTGTCTCGATACATTGTTGTGGCAAAAGATGTTGCGCCAGTGAGTAAGCTTGTTCCGGCTGCTGAAAATGGGTCAATTGATTTTGACGATGCAGTCATGTTGTTAGCGCTGACGCCATACATAGCTGCTTGAGTTAAATAATTCTGGCTTTGAGTGCGGGCGTTTTCTGCTGACCGTACAGTGTTTGCATTGATCTGCAAGATGTCGATCTCTTTCATAAGGTCGTTGGTGGCCTCAATCTCTTTGTTGCTGCCTTCCCCTATGACACCACCGCTTGCGGCCATAGCGGCCCGTTGTGACCCCTTGGCTTTGCCGTATTTGAGAGACATCATTGCGGATTGCTTTTCACCAGCCTGCAAGATGCCTTGAGCCGTGACTTCGGCTTGACGTGCGTTAATCCCGGCAATGTCCTTTTGGAATTGCAGAGTCATGGCCTGGGAGTCGAGTTGATACTGTTGAGCTTTAGCGCCGTAGTAAGAACTGGCAATCGAGCCAATCATGCCGGCAATGCTCATTATTGGGCCGAGCGACTTCATGGCGCTTGCGTCTTTTTGAGCCTGACTGTTTAGGCCAAAAGGTATCCCGAAACTATTGCTTGGATATGCCGAATACCAATCGTTTGCGTTGTATTGACCAGGTGGGTTATTCAAATTAATAGTCATGCGTCACCTCTTGTGTTGATGTTTGCTCCACAATCTCTCTCCAGCCTTATTGCCACCTTACCGGCAGCGTGTTTTCATACGGGCACCATTACCCACCAATTGCTACTTCAACGGTCAAACCAACAATGGTTAACGGTAGCGGATCGCTCTGACGGATGTACACCTGGCCAGACGCGGCCCATGTCGGCGTAAGCATGACAAGGATCTCATCAGACTTTAGCGCAGGCGGGCTGCCATACGGTTCAGTTGTACGTTGCTTGGCTTCCACCAGGTTATCTGCGTCCGGGCCAACAAAGATGCCTGACGATTGAAATACTCGCAGCCATGTTTTGTTGATGTTTTTGTAACGCCCTTGGCCAAAACCATCAATTTGCAACGCCAATGGCAAAGTCTGCAAGTCTGATTCGTACGGCAGGCCGATAGTCACAATGTTGGCTGCCACCTCCAGGCTTACGGCCCCGCTTGTCACCACGCGCTGTGGATGCACTGCACCATCAGCCAAGATCGAAACAGTCTTGCCTTCTAGCCAGGTCAAGCCACTGATTGCATTGCGGGCAAAGTTCCAGACGGTTGTTGCTGTGCTACGCAGAGCCGCCGGCAAAGTCTTGTCAACGCGGGCTGTTACCACCGTGGTTGACGTGTAGCCAACAATTGTCAGCTTGTACAACGTGCCGGCAGAGTCAGTAAGGACAATAGCGTCACCAATGTCGCCTGTGCCTGTGAATTTGGCCGAGCTTGACGTAATGGTCAGCGTATCGGCTGGCCCCCAGGTCGTGCCGCCGGTCACGGTCATAGTTACTGCGGTAGTGTTTGTGCCGTTATATGTTGCGCCAGCATCAACAAAGAAGCACTTGTCAATGGTAGTGATTTCCCTGGTTTCCAGGCGCTCGATGTATCGCACATAGCTGCCATTGATTAATCGCTTGACGATCACATACAGCACGTCTTCGTTACCTTCAGCCACAGTCGTGCATGACTCAAAGCTGCCGTCAGTATCGTGATGGTGCCAAGATCCAATCTGCTGTTCTGGGATGTAGGTTAAGCCCAGCAAGTTGCCAGAGTTAGAAACAAACCAGATCAACGGCTGCGGAGCTTTACTAAAGCACATGTCTACAATGTCGTAGGTATCAAACAGATGGGCTGCACGGATCGACAGATCGCCCGTTATGAAGCCGTTTGACTGCCAGGAATACCCAAGCTCACGAATGTGGCCGCCGCGGGCTGCAACGTACACCAGAGAGTTATTCACAATCGATGGTTGGACGTTTGATGCACCAATGTATGACTGTGGTCGAACCGAGATTGATGTTGGTGTGATGGCGTCCGAGTTAACAGACGACACGCGCCACTCGGCTGAACCGGTCAACAAGATCAACTGGGTCAATGGCACAACGTGGCGAATGGTGTTGGCCTCACGCGCAGCAACTCGGAACTCAATCCGGTCGTCATCGCGAATTGGCAGGCCATAGCTCATATCGCTTTCGGTGCCGGACTTGGTCATCCAGATCTTTTGTGGCTCATTGACCGAGCCGGCAAAGGTTCTACGCTGCTCAAAATAAGACACCGCGCCAGGGTAATTGCCAGAGCTTGAGAAATAAGAGTTGTAGACCGGCGGTGTTAAGCCTAGGTCAGGGCTGATGTTGTCATCGACCAGCGTTGTAGTTGTGGTGCTTCCAATGTAGCCGTAGATGCCGCCAAGCTGCTTGTACACGTTGTATCGTGAAGCCCCGCTTACAGCCGACCAGGTGATTGTGTTGTAAGCGCCTGTTATATAAATATTGTTTGCTATGGTTGTGCTAGAAGATGCAGCAGACACGCTTACGCCATCCGCAGCCACAGCAGTTACTACATACACCATGTTGTTATAGGTGTCAGCGTTAACCGAGGCCGATGCCGGGATGTATCTAGTTGAGCTTACGCCGGTTGGCGAAGACACTGAAGACGCAAAGTTAATTGTTGAAAGCACCCAGTTTGTTGCACCCTGCCGGCGAAGTTCACGCGGCGCATAGTTTGGATGCACCAATGTCAAAACGTCTGCCGACTGCACATAGTGGATGTCAAACAAATCAGCTTCAGCGTATGGCGTTGGGATTTCGTATGCGGTTGATGGTAGTGCGTACCAATACGTTGCGTTAGGTGGCACCTGGTTTGTGTGGCCCAGAATGCAGTAATAGTTTGTGCCGGAATAAGACACCAGGCCGCCGGTCACATACGCTGTTACGTTGCTCCATGCAGCCGGTGATCCAGCAAGCAAGGTTGCGCCTTGTGTGTGAAACCGCACATAGCCCGTTCCAAGCTCGATCACCATTGTCTGGGTAGTCGAGTATGTAAATGGAATCAAACGCGTGCGCTTGGTGCTGTCCTTGACTTGCGTGACGTATGAAAAGCCTGGACGGTTCTCTGCCGGGCCTTGTGGCATTGAAATAAAGTTGCGAAGCTTTGCGGCTCCGGTCTGGAATTTAACGTCGTCAATGCGGCCGAACATCTCCGGCGACATCACGCCACCAGAGAATGCTCGGGTGTAGCTGCGTGTATTTGCCATGCTTATCTCCCGGCCGACCAGGGCACAATGTGTTCAATGTTATTTCGACGTTGGTTTGAGTCTGAAACTTTTGCTTGCGACATGTAACCCATAGCCATTTGCGTACAGCGCTTTGCTTCTGCCGAGCCAGCATCACCTTTAATAACTGGGCCAGCAAGCATCGCAGCAAGCTGCCACGATAGTGTCATTACAAACAAAGGGCTAAATGAAGTGGTGTCGGTCACATAGCATGTGTAACGCAACATCGCCTCTTCCTGGTTTGTATAAAGAACGTGATTTCCATCAGACGCAATCTCAACGCTAAAAGGTTGCGGAGAATAACGACCGGCAGCAATTACAGGGCTGTAGTTGTGAGCAAAATCTGGTGTGTCAGTAGGTACAAAGCGGCTTGCATAATCGTCGTTTGCTTGCGGCGGCATTACTGCAATGATGTTGATTGAGTCACCAGGCAAGACGTATGAATACTTCCACTCTGGCCAAGTGTTTGCAATTTCAGCCAGGTTAACGCGGCGCATACTGAAGTTCCAGTTATGCATTTCAAGCAAAGCGTCCCTAGCAATAGGATAGAACCGCGCACAATGTTCTGATTGTGCAGAACCTTCAGGCGGTGAAATGCTTGACACGGTGGCGTTGTCGCCTAGATGTCCAAGCGCCAAGTTACAAATATCGACTTCTGATGCCATCGTGGCCTCCTATATGAGAAAAAGGGGCCGTGGTTTCCCAGCGGCCCCTATGACTACAGTACCCGACAAGTCGGATTACACAGAGCCTTATTCCGCGCTTGCACGCTTGGCTTTGGGCGACCACTTTTTAGTGGAACCTTCAGCCGCATCTTGCTCGACCTCATCAGTCTGAACCGGAGCGCCTTTAAGGAATTCCAAGTTTGTATTTTTGGGGCCATCATATTCGAAGACATCGCCTGCTTGACGCATGCCATTGTCAACGAAACAGAGTGTTTTTGCGCGAACTTGTGCCATGTGTTATCTCTCCTGTTAAACCACAGTAAAGCCAGAAGCGTAAAACTTCTTGCCGTCTTGGATGTCCATCACTACATCAGCAAGCACATTACCAGCGGTAAATGTTCCTACGATTGTGTAACGTGCGCCCAAGTAGCGTTGGCCAGTAGATGCAATTTGCGGGTTGATGAGGACAGCGACGTTCTTGCCTGCAACCAAGTCAGCCGTAACGACTGCATCAGAAGAGCCAAGAACAACAACACCAGATGACAGTGCTGCGTTGGTAGCGCCAATCACTTCAAACTTAACAGAGGTGCCGCCAGCCAAAGCTGTGGTCACTGCAAAGTTCATATAGAGATCGCCACCTTCGCCCATGTCGCGGGCAACATTCAAGTCAATAGTATCTGTAGACACGGCAGTGGTAGTCAATGCCTGATCTGTCGATACGCGTAGTAATTTATCGGTAATCATGATTTGTTCCTTTTAGTTAATGGGTTGATTAGGACACTACAGCTTCAGCATTGATAAGCGAATCAACGCGACGAAGCGGAACGCCCAAGAATGACAACCAGCTATAAGGTACGCCGAATTGGCTCAAGCCTTCATTGATCTTCAGAACATATTGTGATTTGTCCAGAGCAGCGATGCTCAAGCCAGAATGCACAGTACGGTTCATGTAGAACGCTGCACGACCCATTGCCATATTAGGAATACGATACAAAGAACGTGCCATCAGCTTAACGATGTTAGTCGCGGCAGCAGCAGTTTGAGTATTTGCTTGAGCGATCAAGTCTGACACGTCGATGTTGCAGATGCGAACAACGTAGCGCCAATCTTTAACGACCAAACCATTCTTCCACTGGTAGCGAGTTGCGTACGCTTGCAGACGGGTACCGTCGCTGTTGTACACGGTTTGCTCACCCAAGTCTTCATGGATCAAACCAGCTTTAGAGCCTTTAGGGAAATGGCAATACACAGTGTTGTCGCCCCAAACTACGAGGTACACAGAAGTATTGTCAGAACCAGAACCACCGGCGCTCAAAATGTTTTGTGCGTTGGTAGCAGACAAGCTCGAATAGCGTGGAGCCAAGCCGAGGTATTGCTTTGGATCTGTACCAGGGTTGCCGTAGAACATAGTCGTGGCTTGAGTCTGGTTCATTGCTTCCAAGAATGCGCTGTCTTCAGACAAGCGGAATTGAGCGGTGTTACCGTTCAACATCGCCAAGTCTTTATCGACTTCAGAACGCGCTTCCAAGATACCAGCCGCTTCATCAACTTGTGCAGTTGTTGATTTGGTTGATGGAATACCTTGGTTCAATGCACGCCAGTAGACGCCAGGCAGACCAGTACGAATAACAACGCGTTCGCCAGTAGGCAAGTTGCCTTCTTTGAATACGCAGTCTTCGAGGATTTCGTTAGATTGAGAAAGTAGTTCCGCGATGATTGGAATACGACCATCTGGATCAGTTCGTTTGGCCCAATCGGCCAGGGTAAGGTTAGAGGTTGCAAGAGTTGCCATGATTTAGCTCCTATTAAGATTGCTGATTAGAGTAGAGTGCGGCTGCTTTCGCGTTGAAATCTTGTGGCCCTGAAGGC